TTAATGTATTTCTTCGTTCTTCTCAGCTTGAACCTTAACACTTACGTCAACCTGTCCACCTGGCAAGTCTTTAGAATGTTTAGCTGTAAATTCTTCTTTCACTTCAGTTGTGATCGACTGCTTATCGTTATTGCTTAATATAACTGCTAACTTCTCTGATATATTTGCAGGTATTAACACGCCCATTTGAGCGCAATTTTCAACAATAGATAGTCCCTCGTTTGCAATATAGAACATAATCGTGACGATGACCAATCCACCATTCAATTGAAGTATCTGATCAATCACGTTAGCTAATACGATGATACAGAATACCATCAATTTTCTAGCAAAGCCGAATAATGACTTTCTCGACCATAAGTTTTTGTTATACACTGCTTTAGCGATACCTGTCACGATGTCTACTAGCATCAATATACATAAGAAGTGTAGTAATCTGATATCCCCTCCATATAAATAAATTTTAAGCATCTCTATATTTTCCAAATTCATTCCTCCGATTGTTATCCACATTTTTTTACCACCTCTTATAATGTTTCTTCTGTCGTTTCCTCTACCACTTGACCTCCTGTTTTTTATTTATAAAAAAGAAGCTACAGATTATCCTGCAACTTCTTGATTATCGTTTTTAATTTGATCTAATTCTTCTAAAGCATCGTCTAACATTGCTTGAATCATTACTTTATCAGATAACGCTATCATAAGCTGTTGTTGTAGTAGTGACACTTCTTTTTCTAAATTACGTTGTGGTTTTTTATTTTGTTGATTCATTATTTTGTCCTCCCGAATTTAATTTATTAGCGTTTATATGGTATTCACTTTTTAAACTAAAATATTTTTCTTCCTCTCCAAAAGGATACTCCCTGCTTTCATAGTAAAAATAGAACTCGATATTAAGTTCATCAACAGAAAAGATGATAATACTCTCATTTTTATAGCTATCTTTTTTAGGCATACTATATATCGTTTTTATCGTTGCATCGAATTCCCCATAACCATTAAAATCAGTCTTCAAGTCAGTTAGAGATAATGAATCATCCAGGTTATTAGATATGAATATTAGGTCTGCTGATTTATATAAATATTTATTCTCCTTATGATTATCATATTGTATATTAATCTTAGCTATTAGTTTTACTTCATTGATTTCCATCTTATATCATCTCCATAATAATATTTATTTTATTCTCTAGTTTATTATTCTTTTCAATCTGTTCCTGTAACGCTTTTGCTAGTGTCCAGATCACAGAAGTGTTGTCTATTCCGTTCTTGCTTTTTGAGAGCCAAAAATCAGGAACTTTATAGCCATCACCAATAACCGAACCTCTAGTAAGGTATTCTAGGTCATTCTTATAATAGAATTCATAAATCTCTACTTCATTAGTAAGAACTTCAGAAGCATTCACTTCCCACTTACGAATGCCTGTTTTCCATTCTTCTCTAGATTTTTGCACCCATTTATTATAGGAAATCTGGTTGAAGTCACCATCATTTGCCTTAATATTAATAAATTGGTCAGTCGTTCCGGTCCTGGTGAATCTCACTTCTCCACCTGACCCCGGCCTAATATACAAATGTGATCCTGGAATTTGACCATTGAAGTCTATCCATGGCACGTAAATACCATTCGAGCGTAGACTAGCGAATTGATCAGTAGTCCCTGTATAAGTTAATTTAACTTCATGACCACCTTTTGGTCTTAAATATAAATGTCCACCTGTAGCATGTCCATTGAAATCTACAAATGTAGTATAAGTACCACCTGCTCTTGTATTAGTATAAACATCAGTCGTTCCTATATTTGTAAATTTAACCTCACCATCTCTGGTTGGTCTCAAATACAAATGCGTACCATTTGCATAGGTATTTACATCTAAAGTATTCCCAAAGAAACCAGCAGCCCTTACGTCTTTATATCCACCGTCTAATAAACCGTCAGACATTACCCTTAATTCATCACCATCAAGCCCTATATATCCATTCGCTTTCAAAGGGAATTTAATCGCTAAAGTTCGTATTGGTCTGTAAGCATAACTTCCAATTGCACCATCGCCCGGTATGCCATTCATATCAACAACACGAGCTTCTCCTGTAGGTGCTGTACCTAAATAGACATTGCTTACAGATGTCCCTACAGCGGAAGTTGTTACTAATGTTTGCGTTAAACTAAAACGCAACGACCCGCCACTGTTAAAGCTTTGGATGCCATCTAAACCAACATCCATTCTGGCACCATTATCACGATTCATTGTGATTGATCCGTTCTCGATATTGACACTAGCCTGTTTATCCCTAGCTTGTAGCGTTCTCGCTGTAATTCCGATTGCATCAAGATATTCAATAGTTGCTTTCTTACTAAATAGCTTAGGAATATAGGCATCAGTGATTGTAGTTACACCGTTTTTGATAATGACATCTCCATCGTTCATGTCGATTACTCTACCGTTCAACTTAATCCCACTTGAACCTACTGTGAAGTCTGATATATTTCCGTTTTCATCATACGTAAATTGGTGCCCTGTCGAAATACTATTGATGTATTGTGATAATGTTTGATTCAACGTCTTACTTTCATTATCATAGACTTTCTTTGATACAGATTGAGCTATCTGATTACTCTCTTTCAGCACTTCAGACTTGGTTTCATCTATCTTATTAACGATGCCTTCTTTGTCAGATGTGTATTCTGTACGTTGAACAGTGTCTTTGAGATAGTCTTCTTTTACGTCTTGTAATACTTTGTTGATTTGTTCTGTCGTATCAATCTTGCCTATGACACGACCATTTTCATCTCGTGTTAATCCATCAGCAATTGAGACTAACTGATCTAAAGCATCGTTCCATTTTTCTTCAGTATACTGTGACTGTAACAACTTGTATCTTGCATCGATTGATAGTTTAGCCTGTTCAATCACTTTATACAGTGCCTGCAACTGTTCACGATACTTTAAGAATAATGCTTGCGTATCTATCAATTTACCGATTGTTGCAGTGTCTTCATTCATACTTTCAAGATTAGTCTTGATGTTATTGAACACTGTTACCGTCTTATCAAGATTACTGTTTAATAATGTCTTTATATCCTCATCAACTAAATACTCGCTGTTCATCACTTCGTGCATCTCATTGAGTAACTTACTATGCTGTATTGTTAAGTTGATGAATGTATTACTTAACTCACTAAATAAGGCTTTCTCTCTCGTGATACCACCGATTTGTTCAACATTATCTACAGATGCTTTTATCCATTGCCCTTCCCAGTATCTTTTAAGGATAGGAACATTAGGATTAGATGTGTCTAGCCAAAATACATCATTCACTGCATTAGTTGGTGGTATGTCGCCTTTAATTATCTTTTTCTCATAATACTGTAACTCAGTGTCTAATGTGTCTTGTACAATCGTATTTACATTTGAAATACTGTCATTTAACTTTTGATTAAAGTTATCGAGTTTACTTCTGAAATACTTAAGTAAATCATCTTCTCTATACTCAACGATACGACCAAAAGTATATGTGCAGTCATCACTGATTAAATCGTGAGTAAATCCAATCACTTCTGATTCAGCATATAACGATGGTGTGAAGTCGTTATTCTTAATACGGACTAAATCTCCATATCTTACGATTTCATGAGAATACTCTTCTTCAATATCTGCTACTGATATTTCATAACTGATTGATGCACTCTTACGCTTATTTAATTCAGTTGTAGCTAACGTTGTAAGTCTTTCTAGTGTCATATTTTGTTCGTTTGATTCTGGTTCATAGATACCCCAGATATAACGCTGAGGTAAATTGAATTGTTCTTGTGCTTCATCATCAACAACAACTGTCGATATGCGTTGTCCCTTATCGTTTTCAGGTGCTAAAGCAATTAAAGCTGTCTTAACTTCTGAGAAGTCGATAGTACGCTTCATATTGAGTAAGTCTTTACCATATAATATCTCTTTGCCTTTAAACAGTGACACTGGTTCTCTCATATTTACCTTACGATCAACAACTTCATTACCATTGATAATGATTTCATAGCTTGCTTTAAGACTATGATTCGTTTCAATCAACTTAATCATCTCATAAGGTGTCTGAGTACTCGTCCATGACATTGTCCTGATGCCTGCAAAGTCGCAATCACCAACAGCCCAACCTGTATCCTTAAGGACTTCTGATAACTTATCGTTTACAGTAGTTTTCTCGTATTTACCTGCTAAAATAGGCTTAGCCGAAGCAATATCATGTAAATAACTCGCATTACATTCAATCGTTACATACTGTCCCTCGTCTTCAACACGTACGATAATAAATTCACGATATATGCCATTCTTATCTTGAATGATGACACGATTACGTTTCTTAAAATGTTCAGCACGTTGACTTAGCATTATAATATCTAACAATTCACTGTCTGCATCACGTTTATATTCAGCACGTATAACGTTATTATCATCATTACTGATAAAATCGATGATGTTACTATCAAAGTCTAATACGTGTATCAATATTTCACATCCTTTCTATATATAGCGTTCAGTCCATTTGACTGTTGTATCGAATGTTGCTTCGGGACTTATCAATAGTTCGGATACACCTTTTTCAACATTAAAATAATTCGATCCAAAATCTTTTAAATGCAGCACGTTGTCATCATTAATGGTAACAATATGTTCTTTCGTATCGATATAAACTAAATCGCCTTTTCTTATGATGATAGGTGTTACATCGCTTTGTCGTGGTAATAATTCTTGAACGCTGAAACCTAATACATTGATTGCCATAAACTTATCAGATTTAGAAGATTTACCTGAGTAGATGTTCATGATACGTGCTTTACGTTGATAAAAGTTCCCTCTGTCCTTGATAATTCTTACATCATTATCCAAAGGCTTCTTACGATTCTTATCTTTATCAGTATTATATTTGAACGTTGTAATCTTGATGTCTTGACCTCTACGTTCAAGATACATAAACACATGAATGTTCTTAGCACTCTTTAAGCTGTATGGTGTTGCCTTACTGTATATCTTCCTAGCTTCACCATGTTCGTTGTAGGCATATACAAGTATTTCACTTTCATTCTTATTCATTGTCGTGTTCACATACCCGATACTGAATAATACTCTATCATTCTCATCTTTAACGTATGCGAACGACTTTCCTGTGCCTACTCCTGCATGATGTCTGATAACTAGCTTAAACCTTATTCTAAAGTCTTGTAATGATTTACTCACAGACTTCTGTAACCCTGCACCATGCCAATTCGTTGAAGTGTTCGTACCCCAATTCGTAACATAAATACTTTGCTTGTCAGAATATAGACTGAATCGACCACCTCTAGCATCTCCACCGTCACGACCTGTACCGAACGTTGTATCATTAGGAACATAGTTCCAATTGCGTAAGTCTAACGTGTTAAACTCATCGCTGAAATAATATGGTTCAGTGTCTTTAATTTCTTTATAAGCATCTTCCGGTTGGCCTACCATAAAATAATCAGTTGCTTCACCGTTGACACCTTTAGCAATCATGAAATTAGTGCTATTCTTCAATGCTCGTGCTTCAATAATTACAGGTGTATCTGCTGTGCCTGTGTTTACGATTGATACTTGGTCAGATATTGCTGTGTTCATGCTACCTGTAGCAGCGTATCTGTGCGGATCTGTTAGAGTAACACTCACTTTAAGGTTGATAGCTGATCTATTTGTTTCAGGAATATCAAAGCCGTCATGGATTACAGCATTCCAATACCATTCTTCACCTTCAATTTGCAGCCTTACGCTTTCTTCTTGATTAAAGAAGTTCACTAAATCATTCATGATGTTGTCGTTCGTTTTAACACCACCAGCAGAACTATAACTGTTTAAAATAATTAAGGGCAAATCAAATTTAACTTCATTAAGATATTTACTTTTCAGAATACTGCCAGGCCTACCATTTACTTTTTCAGTTTCAATTGCATAATAAAAAGAAGGGATATTGAAGTCCCTTCCTAAAAACAGCCATGGCAAGCTTTTATCATTAATTTTAATACTCTTCATAATCTTCACCTAAAACCTTTTTATTCTTGATTTAGTACGCTCGTATTTCTCAATTGTCTCTACGACTTGCTTCTCATGTTCATATTTATCAATAGAATATTGTTTGCTTCTTATTGTTTCTGTTTGTTGTTCTATTCTATCGAGTTGCTCTTGTTGATTTCTTACAATTTGCGCAAGCATCTTTACAATATTAGATTCTGTATCGTTTGATGCAATATTAACATCGGGAATATTAGGTCTATAACCTTGGCCACCTCTTTCTTTAGGCATTATCTTCATCGCTGTGTAAGCAAGTAATTTCATAGCATCAGAACGTCTTGAAGGATTCAAAGGAATAACAACCTCACCTTTATTCTCTTCATCAAGCCAAGCTAATTGTTTACCGTTAACAATGCCACCTGTCTTGTAACCATGACCATGACCGATTACAGATAACATAGAACCACCATATCGTGACTTAGCGTATCTCATACCAGCTACTAGGTTATGAAGTGGATTGTAGATGTCATCCATTCCTTTTAACTTATTAGCTTGGAATGTAGAAGGAATAACTTGAACTAAACCTCTAGCTTCATTACCACCAGTGTTTTGATCCACATATCCATGTTGAACTGCTCTAGCGTTACCACCAGATTCAGATTGGATTTGACTCAACCAAGCATTAACATAAGCTGAAGTTGTTGGTAATCCAGATAATTTTAGTGCTTGCTTAACCGTACTTGACCAATTACCACCTTTTGAACCACCTTTTGAAGCATACTGTGAAGCCCAAGCTTCAGGATTGATACTGTCAGGATGATTATCTCTATATCCTTTGCCTTTGTTAACTTGCCAATGCAGATGGTCTCCAAAAGAGTTACCTGTGTTACCGACTAAACCAAGAATCTGTCCTTGTCGTACTCTATCACCTTTCTTAACCATTCTTTTAAGCATGTGCATAAATATATGAGTAAATCCATTAGCATATACTTGAACTTCGTGTCCACCAGATGGCTTATAAGGTGAGAACCATGATTGAATTACTTCACCAGAAATTGGAGAAGGTATCTTTGTTCCTGCTTTAACAGCATAGTCAATTCCTGCGTGACCACTCTTAGTCCATCCTCGACTTTGTGCCCAGTTTGCAAAAGGATTATCTCCACCCATCGAAGTTTCTTCAAAAGCACTTGTAATGAATGACATTACACCTTCTTTAACTTGATTGAATCCGCCTTTAGCCATATCTAATGCAAAGTTACTAAGTCCACCAAATCCAGTCCTCTTAAGTACACCATCAATCAACTTTTTAGCTAATGATTTAGGATCTTTGATAAAGTCCATTACGTCTCCGAATCCATCAACTATGCCTTTACCCATGTTGCTAAAGAATCCACCAACACCTGTACCCTCAGAAAACTTAAGTGGTGCATTACCAAGCATGTGTTCAGTCTCATAGTTACTGAATACTTTAGTTCCTGCTGGTGCGTGGAATGTAGTCTCATCATTGAATAAATGTGTTTGACCATTCGGGAATTGAACTAACTCTCTAGTGCCCTTCCAGTTTCCTTTACCTTTATCTCCAACTGTGATTAAGCTGTTGTTTGCTAAAGCACCATTCTTAGTACCAGTGCTAAATTTAGGTACTTTCCACTCTTTAACTTTCTTACCGATGCCGAGCTTATCTGTTACAGTATTGATTCCTCCGATAGTACCATTAACAACACCACCAAGTTTATCAATCATCTTATTTCCAAGATGCTTTACACCATCAACGGCTTTTCCTGCACCGTTTTTGATACCTTCACCTATTCGCTTCGGTAATGCAGCACCTCCATCTACCATTTTTTCAAAGGTATCATCCAATGTCTTCATTATTTTTTTGCTGAATTCTTTAGTACCATTCCACATTTCACTCATACTTTTGGTAAAAGATTTATAAATACTTTTCATTTTTCTAGGTATAAATCCATCTATTAAATTAAATGTATCCTTAACTTTTTCCCATAAATTAGTGAAGGTTTGTTTGAAATTAGTGAATATATCCTTCAATACTTTCTTTAAAAAACCAAAGATATTTTTCCATACTTTAGCTGTTTGAGAATTTGTTTTTGACCAGATTTTCTCCACTATTTCAAAAATAGAATTCATACTATTCTTAAAGTAACTTTTAATAGCTGAAAACATTTTCGGGAAGATCTTAGTGAATCCTTTAGCAAAGGCTAGGCCACCTTTTAATATACGGCCGTAAAATAAAAGATTGATACCATTCCAGATAATTTGTATAGCACCTTTAGTTATCTTCCATAAACCACCAAACAGCTTCTTCCAATTCCCAGTAAATAAAGCCGAAAATACTTGGATAACACCAGTGATAACATTTATAGCCCCTTTGATAACACCAACAATTGCATTAAACGTTCCAACAACCACCACTTTCGCAATGCCTAATGCAACTTTAAAAGTCACACTAAATACTTTCCCTAGTACTGAAAGTATAGGGACAACGATTGCCATTACATTTTTAAGAGCTTGAACAATCGTAGCACCATTTTCTTTCCAAAATTTAAGAAGCATAGATCCTATTGATTTAAAAGCACTACCTACAGCTTCTCCCATGGATTTAACTGTAGTTTTAATAGTTTCTACTGTCTTAGTAAGTCCAACCACTAGTCCTGGAGGTAGGAATTTGCTTAATGTCATTACGCCTTGTTTATCATTGCCCTTAAATAACTGAAACAAACCTTTAATTGTTCCTATAGTTATCTGAGCACCTTTCCTTACTGCACTAAATGCTCCATGAACTATATTCCTAAAGATTTCAACTTTTTGAGTAAGGCTAACAACTAATTCTGGTGGCAAGAATTTACTAAGGGTCATGACTCCTTGAGTGCCCTCTCCCTTAAATATCTGAAATAGACCTTTAATTGTGCCTATAGCTGTTTGGGCACCTTTCTTTACGGACTCAAAAGCACCATTAACAACATTTCTAAAAGTTTCACTATCTTTATAAGCTCTGGTAAGGCCTATCGCTAGTAACGCTAACCCTGCAACTACAGCAGTGACAGTAAGTGCTAATGGAGCCCCCAGAGTCATGATTGCTCCTAACCCTTGCGCCATCAATCCTATACCTATTAGAACAGGTGGTATAGCTGCAACGATTCCAGCCAAACCGAGCACCATCATCTTTTTACTTTCTTCTAACTTGGTGAACCAACCGATTCCCTGTTTTATGGAACCTGTCAAAGATTTAAACCCCTGAATCACTAATGGAAGAATAGGTTTTCCGATTTCGCTCAGTAAATCTTTTATGATTGTTTTTAAGTTACTTGTCTGAGTTCCTAATTGATCACTCTCACGTGCTGCTTGCCCTAATGCTCCACTAAGTTTGTTGCCTTCTTCAACCATTGCTAGTAACGTCAACTGTTTTTGCTCTTCATTTAGGTCTTTAAATGACTTGCTATATAGTTTATTCGCTTGAGCATTACGTGTTGTTTCAGTAGATGATATACCTAAGGCTGCATCATTTTCAAAATTTCCTTTTAAATATGACTGTAGACTTTCAGTTACCTCTTCGATACTACGATCATAGAAAGCTGCACTATCTGCCGCTGCTAATGTTGCTCGACTTGTAATATCAAGTGCTGTTTTTGCATCTGCTCCGGTTGTCTTAGCGAATGCTGCTATTTGAGTGAAGCTGCCTCTTAAAGAGTTCGGTAATAATCCTGTTTCTTTAGATATCTTCTCTAAACTTTTAGAAGCTGTACCTTCCATCTTTCCAAATACTTGAGAAAATTGAGATTCTGCTGCATCATAGTCACCAGCAGACTTAACAGCAGCTGCACCAACACCAAGGATAGGTAAAGTTAGTTTTGTGAACATGTCTCTACCAATACCTGATGTCATACTCCCAAAGCTTTTTAGTCTAGATCCGTTGGCCTTCATAGCTTCATCCAATTTATAGAATGTACTCTCAAGCTTTTTATTATGCTCTGCTAATTCATCTTGCTCTCTCTGAGCGTCTTGAAGTGCACCTCCTAAGTCGTTTAAGGTAGCTATCTCCTTGTTTAAAGCCTTCTTTTTAGCCTCAGCATCTTTAATTTGCTTTTGTGTGGCTTTATCAGAAGAAGCTTGTTCATTAGCCTTTTCATAAGCTTTAGTCATCTCTTCAACGACTTTTTTCTGAGCTTCATATTTTTTACTAAGACCATTCGTTCTTGTCGCTAAGATGTCCATTTCAGAGCCAGTACGCTTCACAGCACTCATATTCGCTTTGAACTCTTCATTGACCGACTTCATCAGGTTTCTCATGTTTGTAGTGTTTTTTCTCAAACTAGAACTGTCTAAATCTACTTCGATTGCCATTCTTCCTAATGGTGTACTACCAATAGCCATGTTTTACCTCCTTTCTTTTCTAAATTACCAAGCATCTAATTCTTGTAATTCTTTTTGACGTTGCTCTTCTTCTTTCTTATTCATAATTCTGTATTCATGTTCCATTAATTCATAGATGTCTTGTTGATCTAGTTCATGTTTTTTATAATGTTTTCCATCTTCTCGACTTAGCATAAAATCGTAAAATTCTAATAAAAATTCATACTGTTTTTGATAAGAAAAAGCACTACTATCTAATTCTTCTTCTTTTCCAAAAAATCTTTTGTATCTTTACTTTGAATATCTGGTGCAGCTATCATCGCAAGCTGTTCTTGTAGTACATCATAAAAATCTGATTGCGATATACCCTCTAGCATTTCGTCTTTAGTAAATTGCTCTTTATATGCATCAGTGATTAAATCCAAAAGTTCCTCAATTAAATCAATTTCTGATAATACCGCTTCTTTATCATTACTATCATTGAGTTTTTCTAATTTCGCACCAAGTCGCATCGCTCTCATAGTATGTAAACCGGTTAATGCTTTCATCTTGAATACTTTTTTCGTTCCTTTTTCATAATCAACTGTTAATTCGATTTGTTTAGTCATATCTATACCATCCTTAATTTATATTTTATTTAACCAAAATAAAAAGGGGCCCAGGCCCCTTACTTTTATAACGATAAACTTGCTTCTTCTTTAAATAATTGCTTATAGAATTCCGCTTCTTTAAAGCTCTCGTCATCTGAATATACTTTCAACTTATAAAAATCATCATTAATTCTATCCATTGATTCGAATTCTAATTTAATAGGCTGTGCTTTAGCTTTATCTTCTTTAGTTTCAGAACTTTCATCAATTAATTGGAATACTACTTTACCTAGACCAACAAGCGCATACGTCCCATCTTGATAATCAATTTGAAAAGATAATGCCCACTCATGAGATACATCATTAGATGTAAATTTTATAATGCCATGTTCATCTTTTGTCGCACCTTGGATAGCCATTTCTAAGCTTGGCGGAAGTGCTGCAAGCTCAATTGTTCCTTTACCAGCAGACTTGCTGTTAATTGTCGCTAGTTTTTTGTTTGAACCATAGACTGGATCAGAACTTGATTCTGGTTGCGCATTAATTTTTTGAAGATAATCTTCAGCAACCTTATCGACTTTTTCAATTGTTAACGTTTCTTTTGTATCTTTTGTGATTTTTGCTAATCTTAAATTTGATGTTCCTACTGGAATTTTTAAATTGTTTACCATTTATATTCTCCTTTATATATAGATATATCCAACATATCGTCTACCATCCCTCAACATTTCAGTATCAGGATCATAACCGAAGTTTGGTGTATTTTGTTGAAAGTTCTCTTCTTTCATAATCGATTGAATTATTTGTCCTATCTGGAATGGTTCTCCGTCTTCTTGTCGCATCCACACATCAATCTGAAATTCAGCAATATAATTTATTTGTGCGTTAGAAGCATATTCATAAGGCATCCATCCTGTCTGACTAATCCTAATAACTGGTGATAAGTCTCTTTTATCTTCAGGTATATAATGCAACCAAATATTTTCAGGAGGCACTAACTGAGCTAGTTTATCGTTTGAAGATAATACTTGATAAATCTCTTCTAATATATTTCTTTCAAAAATTTCACTCAATATAATACCTCCCTCAAAGTTTTTGCAATAACATTTAGAGTTTCTTTCTCTGTGTTTTTTATAGTGTCACTCATGAAATGCTGTGGTGCTTGATTGATGGTTCCGAATTCAACAATATGAACCCTATGCTTTATCCCCTTCGGATAACCTACGCTGACATATAAATCACCAGTTTCTCTATTTCTTTTAACTCTTGATGATACAACATGATCTTTCATATGAATTTTGCCTTCATAATCATATGGAGATTGTCGTTGAAGTTCTTTTTCTACTATTTTAGATGCATTTAACAAAGCTTTTTTACTTTGTTTTTCAACATCTACATTAAGACGTTCAAGATTATCAAGAATTTCTTCAATACCACTAACTTCTACTTTAGATTCACTCATGAACCAATCCTCTTAGCAACAATAATCATATAAGAACGTTCCTGGTAGTCAGGATATACTTCAATGATTTGATACTCCTTATCATTATGTTCAATAGTGAATTTATTTGTATCAATTTCTGTTGGTAACTGCCTACATTTCATCTTGATATGATTCTGAGTATTTGTACCTACTGCTGTCTGATAATCTTTACCCCATGCCGTTATAAACTTTGCGTAGAGTTCGTACAACGTATGTTTCTCCTTTTTAGGCTTACCATTAACATTCTTTGTCTTTTCTTCAATAATCCTAATCTTCTCCGTCATCTCTGCTGGATCCATCTAAATCACCAAATTTCTGTGCATATTGAATTTTGAGTTTCATAATTGCGCTTTTAGCTCCAAAAATAAGATTATATTGAGGTTTTTCAGTAGTCGGTTTTCTATTTTCATAAAAATGAGTAACTAAAAACGCTACTGCACGATCGTACGTAGCGTTATCAACGAAGAACTCTTCTTCTCTCGTGTCAGAAGAAGAAACAGTGTTCTTAATTTCTTCCTCAGCCCAATCCATATAACCTTGAATTAAATCATCATCAAAATTATATGTCACACGCATATGGTGCTTAATCTTCTGAAGGTTCATCTTTATCAGCTTCTTGTTTCGATTTTCTAGCTCTTGTTTTTACAACTTCAATAGCAGTAACTTTTTTGTATGAAAGAATTTCTAAAGCACGTTCATCTGAGAATTCGTGAATTTTACCAACTTTATATTCTTCTCCAGTATACTTATCTGTAAAATCTACTAAAATTCTATACTTCTTCATAATGCTTCACTCCTCTATAATGATAACTCTGATTTTGCTGCTGCTACATTTAACTTCACGACAGCATTAGGATTTAAGCTCTTACAATCTAAACGTACTGCAATCATTAAACATTCAGCAAACTGCATGTAAGACGTCCATTGTGCTTCATAAATAGAACGAACAATTAAAGCAACTGCCCCCTTCATGTCTCCAACATACATCGTAGTTTCGCCAATCATCTCATCCTCGAATACCTCTACAGGAATACCATTGATTTGTTTACCTGATTGAGCAGAAATAGAATCCTGTAACAAGTAACGATTATTTCCATCTTTAAGGGTATCTAACCAATTGAATACTGACTGAGAAACAACAATTTGCTTTTTGTATTTCGGAGCAAGCGTAATATTCAGAGCCTTTTTAATGTCATCAAACGTAGTGACCTCTGTTGCTTGCTTTTTATTCAATTCATCTAAAATCAACTTGTTTTCAGTAGCTTTCTTAGCTTCACGTAATACATCTTTAACTAAAGTTAAAGCTCCTACACCGTCTTCGATTGATTCTTTAGATACCGGGTAGTACCCTCTATAAGTTTTAGCCTTATATCCTACTTTCTTAATCTGTTGAATGCCGACCATAGGATTTTGTTCGAGTTCAGCTACTTCTGTTAACGGTGATACTGACTTACCATCGAAGAAAGCAATTTCACCTTGTCCATTCTTCACTTCTTTAACTTGAACTAAGTTAGATAACGCTGAAACATCATCAGTATAGTCAATTACTTCAGTAGCAATATCTTTCGGAATTAATACTGCATTACTATCGGTCTTTAAACCTTCAGCACGTAGTTCTCCAGTAGAAATGTAGTGCAGGAAGTTTGCACGTACTTCATCTTCACCTGTATTTAAATCTGCATCTTCAATGATTTCATTTCTTTTTGTCATGCTTCTAACTCCGTTCTCTTCTTTATTTTTCTCTTCTGCTGTGTCCTGTACTTCTAATTTTTCCAGATCCTCAATTTCTTTTTTTATCGCTTTAGCATCCGCCATTAGTTCTTCTGCTAAAGTAAGATTTTCTTCTTCAATTGCCGCTTCAATTTCAGTTCTTTTGATATTTAATTTGTCATTAAGCTCAGTTAATTTTGTTTCCTTTTCTAACTTATCCATAATAACCTCCTATAAATTAAAAAGCTCATTCTCTATTTTTAAGAGTTTGAGCTTTTTGTCATTTTCTTCAATTTCTGTGATACTTCTTAAAGCCACGCTTACATCTGTTTCCTTATAAGCTGGCAAACTTACGATGCTTATTTCTTTAATCTGATTAATCGAATTTATTGTACGTTTATATAAGCCACGTTCATTGTCGTATTTCATATCGATGCTCTTTTTATCAGCATTAAAATGAAAACTGCATTGATTAATGTTACCTGCTCTTATCTGCTCATAAATATCTTTTGCATACGAAGTATTAGGTAGTCTCGCTTTAAATCTTAATCCAACCTCGTCTACTTCTAAATCAAGAGTATCCGCAGACTGTCTGCCTAACACATGATTCCAGTCATGATTAAATAAAAGTCTTACATCATCAAGTTTTGTCTTCTTTAAAGCATTAGGTGAGATTGTTTCAATAAATTTCCCTAAATCTTCGCTCCAAGTATTAAAACGTAACGCATAGCCTTCAACAATCATTTGATCATCATCTTTTACTTCCAGGTTTCCTTCAATACTCCTAAGCTCTGTTGTCATTATTCTCACCTCCCTTCAAATTTGATTTATTCATCTGATATTCATCTACAATCTTACTGTTAACAAAGTTGAGATTGGTAATATGCTTATCACCTACATCATTGTTAAGTGGTTTATATCCTAACTTTTCTCGTCCTTCATCAACACTGATTAAACCTAGCTCGTGCTGCGTCTTAACTGTTTCATTGAGTATTTTAGGATCTAAGTTCTTATATTCATCTACATTAAAATCAAACTTAATAGTTTTGTTGCTATCAAGTTTATGTAGTTCACTTAATATAATGTCTAAATATTGCTTAAGCGTACTTATAAGATAGTCCTGATTGAGTTGAGCCAAGTCCATATTAGACGTTGATAGTCCCATTTTATGAAGTGGAATACCTAAAACCTGAGCAACAGCTATCTTACTATTATTGTTGCTGTTAACTAGTTTAATAATTTCAGTATCCACTTCTAACTTCTTATATTCAAAATCTTCATCAAGCACAATAACTTGTGAACTCTTTCCTAATCCAGCATTCTGTTTTTGCCACTCTGCTCTAACGATATCTTTTTCTTCTTTTGAAAGACTTTCACCTTTTGCTGTTAATATGCCACCGGTGTGAGTCCCGTTTTTAAAAAAGTTATCAAGTAATTTCTTACTATAGTTATCAATGTTCAAATCAATATTTAATGATTTGAGAGGAGAACGACCAACAATACCGTCTATCGATAATGTTTTGAAGTGCATCATATCTTCGCTCGATACTTCTCTATAATCGTCACCCTTATTTCTTTTAACTTCATAAAATATTCTAGTAATATAGTTTTCATCTTTCGCTATTTTGACTTTAACGTTGTCATTAGATAAAAATTCTAATCTTATTGCTCTACCTAACTCATTTCTTATGATTTCTACATATGCATTACCGCATAGAATCATGTTAGAAATACTTGAATATTTTAATGCATACCCTGTCATATACTTATTAGGTTTGATATTCAGTAATTCTAATAAGTCATCATCACTACCATCAACAGTTGTTATTTTAAGCCCTGCAATATCTGTAGCTATCATATTGATCGCTGTTGCTACATCTGAATTATTCAATGCTTTAATACCGTTAAAATTTATACCTTCTACATCGTCGTTTTTAATGACGTTCATAAAAGCTCGCATATCTTTTTCTATTGTTTCAGGCTCGTAATTTGTAGGTGTTAAATTCAAACTTCTAAAAAAATTCATCGTCTACCTCCTTCCTACGAGCAAAGCCACTAAGACAAACACTGCTCCTAACAAGTAATAGAAAACAATTAAGTCATGAAAAAAAGCATTCACCAATATGATGATGATGCCTCCCAAAAATAAAATGACATGTATAAAGTTAAAAAGCTGCATCAATAAGTTATCGATAATTTTCAAAAACTAAAACCTCCATTCTTAATCTTCTCTTTAATACCTGGTTTAGCAAACTCATGAAATTGAGCATCCGTATAAGCATTCATTCCAGCAACAATAGGATCTATCTTATTACGTTCTTTCTTCTTGTTAATAAGCAAGTTATCGTTAATCACTTTAACAAATGCATTATGTACAGATGTATTAAGTAGTGGATTATCTGAATGTACTACTTTCTGTTCAATCACATCATATCTAAATTGCTTTATCGTCTCAGACAAACCCATCATCGACTGCGATACCTCAATCAACTTAAACTGAGAAGCTCTTTTTTCCATATCAATCAGCCACATGCTAGCTAAGTTCCTGTCATAGTAGATACCTTTAACATTTAATTTATATCTTCGTTGATAATCAATTATATAATCAGTTATCTGCTCGTAATTAATTAAACCACTTTCTAAATTAGTCAAAGTACCATAACCCTCATCAATGAATTTCTGATAATTAATTTTATCCCGCTTCATTTTCAGTTCAAAACTGCCTTCATACCCAAAGAATCCATGAGTAGTAATATACATTTTGTTATCATCTATAGCATGTATAGGTGTTACTGCACTTATATCATGCAATCTCGATAAATCTACTCCTATCCAACAATCCGTATTCATCAATTCAGGAGCATCTATTGAATTGCTATTCCAGTCATTAACCTTTACAAATGAATCTTCCTTATCGCTTGCTGCTTGCCACATATTAAAGTTTTTTATCTTTATGCTGGTCATCTTACCTTTTTCTTCTTGCTCTTTAATATCAGCTTTTATATTTTTAAGAATCACAGCTCGTTTTTTATCATTTTCGAGTAAAGGCATTGCTTTTATCCATTTGTCTTCGTCAGATATCTCTTCCTCAGAATCCATTTCAGCACAGTATACAAAATAGTTGTCATCCTCAATTTCTTCATTAAGTAACTTTTTAATATATTGATATTCTTCAGCGTACATTGGGTTTGTCAGATCATCACCAGCTGTACTAACGATTAAAGTTAATGGATTTTCTTGTTGAGACATCCCGGTTTTTAATCGTGAATACATTTCTGTATCCGGCATACCAGCAAACTCATCTAATATGGCCACGCTAGGGTTTGTACCATCTACTGCATCAGGGTTGTTAGCAAGCGCCATGATTGTTGATTCAGATGGTGTATGCTCTATCTCAGTTGATATGATTCTGATGTTATTCTTAAAATACTTAGACTTTTTCTTCAGTTGATTCAGCTGAGACTTACTCATCTTAAATATGACGTTCGCTTGCTTGTAAGTTAATGAACTGATATAGATTTCTCTTTCTCTAAGGGGAGACTTACCAAATATTAACTCATACTGTGCTACTCCATTAACAATAATAGATTTACCTTGTTTACGTGCTGTGCTGACATAAGCTTTAGTAAAACGTCTATATCCTGTGATTGATGATACCCACCCATACAAACTGCCTACAATAAAATACTGAAATAACATCATCGGCATAGGCTTACCTGTTTTTATATCTGGTAATGAATTAAGGTACTTATAAGTATGTTCAGCTAAATCCGGTCGCCACTCATATCCCTCAGGAGGATTAGCAATATCTTTCAAATGCCGCTTACACACTTTGATGTTTTTATCGCTTGCTAATATCTCTCCATTCACTACTTTCTCTGCATATAGAGTCGCATAATCTATCAACTTGTATCACCCCCAAACAAGTCAGCGAATGGATCTTCTTCGTTTGATTCTTCTGGAACTAACCTCATTCTGCTTTCAATACTCATTCCTAAAAGCGAAGCATGTGATTTTATTTCTTTGAATATATCTATCTTCTGTCTTCTTTTTGTAGTCAAGACTTTGTCAAGTTCAATATAGAAACCACCACTTAATTCATCTTTAATTTTTTGTATTTCTTCTGATATGTCATGATATTCAGAAACTAAGTCACAATATTGAATCAAAATCTGTTGATCTAATTGACTAACTGGTAGTGAACCAAACAATTTTATGACTCTTTTATACTCTTTTTTAGCGTTTTCTGGCAGATATTTTGGGGGTGTTTTGTTAATTGGTACAAAATCATTCAACTTTTTTTCTTTCTCTTTTTTCGCCTCAATCTCTACTGCCGTATAGTGTTTACTCGTATTTGAAAGAGGCTTCTGTTTACGTCCAGCCCCCAAAATATCACCACCTTTAAAAAAAATTCAATTTCGGGAGTCCCTTCATACTTTTCAAAAAGGGAATTTAGAAAAGAAGAGGGGGCTCGGTTGTTTTCGAGAAGCGGAACAGAAGGGTTATTTTGACCCGGGGGGCTATATTCTGTACTTCTTTTCGTCTTCTCTTGTTTTTATGTTATGACAGCTTTGACACAATAACTGTAAATTGTCATCATCAAGTCTTTTGTCCCAATTCACTTTTGTAGGAATTATATGGTCCACTACAGTTCCGACTGTAATTATTCCATTACACTTGCATCGCTGGCATTGATAGTTGTCTCTACGTTTAATTTTATTACGCTTTTTTCGCCATATAGAGCTATTGTAGAACGCTAAATATTCTTTTGAATATTTGTATCTATTTTTATTATATTCACGTTCTGTAGTGTCTTCCCTATGCTTCTCGCAGTACTTATGAGGTTTCTCTACCAACTCTCTGCACATGGTCTTAGCACACTGATTGTATAAGGCCACTCTGATCACTCCAATAAAAAAAGACACAAGCTTTCCGCTTATGTCCTTCTCATTAATATAAAAACTTTGTGAGGTAACTCTTAACTAAATGCATATTAATTATAATATTATATATATTAATAAATCCAACAGTATTCATTATAGTTATTGTAATTTATTCATGCATTTAATTCTTTTTTTGATATATTTGATAATTTTTCTACAATACCATCAATTCGTTTGCTTACCTGTGACTGATGAAGTCGAACTAACATTCCTATTTCTTTATGCGTCCTACCCCTCTTAAGCAATTGTAGTATATAAAAATCTTTATCATTTTCAATAACATTCTCGTTATCATCTATAAATTTTACCTTTCTAGCTAACTTTTTAATAAAGCTATCAGAATGACTGTTAAGTACTCTTTCACAAACTTGATCTAATTTCTTACCATTACCTTTTGGCATGATTGCTTCTATACCATACTGTGCAACACCTATACTCTTTTCTTCTTGGGCCATAAGTTCAGATTCTATAGTAGTTAACATCCATGGATAATCCTTTAATATTTGTCTAACTTCTTGTGGTGTATACAATATGTGTTACCTCCATGCTATAATATTATTACCATATATATTTAACATAGAGCCGAAGCGGCTCTTCTTTTACGACCACTTCTATTAGTCCTTCTTCATTGATGTCATATTACTTTCTTATATACATCCATAACATGATTACTTCTTTTTCAAATTTCCTTATGTAATCGTTCATATATCCTTCATACCTGGTAATGATAAGTTTGAGTATATTAATCATTAAACACGTCAATCATTCCTCTCTTTTTTTATAAACCTTTTGTTTTTCAATACGATAAAATTCTTTGTACGGCACCTGTAATGTATCAAGAAATTCCTGTGCAGTTTGTTTATCTACTAAAGTAGCAACTATCTGCCTTTGAGGATCTATCACATTATAGTTTGTTCGAACTTGTTCTAGCTCCATTCTCCATTTCCTCCATCCTTAAAACTAAGCTACTAAGACCTAATTCATCAGCTGCTTGTTTTAGTTGTTTCCATAAATCCTCATACATTATTATTTATCCTCCAATCATCAATCACAGTATTTTCTAATATTTCAATAACCTTACCTGAAATAGCTATTTCACTTTCAATACCACGATTTACAATCTCGTTGTTGAGCTTAAGAATTTCTTTTTTCAATATTTCAATATTTTTAGCGCAATAATCTGCTCTTTGGTTTTCTCTTCCATAAATATCAGTCATTGTCGTCCTCCTCTAATCTCTCTATAAGTTCTAACGCCCCATTATTTCTTGACCAACTTAACATGCCGAAAGACTGTTCTTTTTCTTTGACGAAATGTTCCTTTAATTTTTTCCATCGCTTCTCAAGTTCATCAGCACGTTGTTTTTCATACGCAAATGCATAACCTAACGCAGTGTCAAATTCCATTTCAACAAATTTTAGTTCACTCATACACTTTGCTTCGACTTTGTTGTCGTTGTAACTTTCGTTTTGAATAATATATACTTCGCCTTTAATAAGTAACTTATCCCCTACTTTAATCATTCATCATTCTCCTTTGACCATATCAGGTCTCCCTCATACTTATTCCTTCTGAATGTCTCTACGTACCAGTGAGATGTTGTCATGGTATCGAAGTCTATCTTTAATAAATCTCTTAAAATCCAATCTGCTTCTTCAATGTGAAAACGAGCATTGGGATATGCGTACTTTACATTATCAATATCGTGTATAGTGATAACTCGTTTTATTATGTCGTCTGTTATCTCTTTTGAAAATCCTAAATCTATGCAAATATCTCTGAACAAATCATATTTCAATATATGATTAGGTACTATTGTGTAAAGGTTTTTGTTTTCTTTCATCAGTTGTATTGTCTCAATTGTTTTCCCTGTACCTCTACCTGTTTTAACTGTTTTTCTCATTGGTCATTCTCCTTTTCCTTTACCTTCCCACGTTACTGATTCCTTGTCATTCTCCTTTTCTACATAACTTACATATCCTGATAAAACTATGTTATTTTTAAACTGTCCTTCTAATACAATAGGGTTTACAGATATTTCAACGATTTGAAAGTCCTTCGATATATCATCTATAATTTTTTGCATATCGCTCGGAAAAGCACTAACAATTTTAAATTTTAAGCCTCTCATCATTCATTCTCCTTTTCGAGTTGTTCCATCTCCTTGATAACTTCGTAATATGCATAAATTTCTTGCATGATTGAAGTTTTGCGATATTCTTCTCTAACAAAGTTCTTCAACTCATTCCACATCTTTTCATAATCCACAATCCCTCTCTCCTTTCGTGAGGTTATTTATTAAATGAATCGCTCACTAGATGATTAAAATAACGCTTGTTCACAACTGTATTAAGTTCAGTATTTACTGCTTTTATAGGTCTATTAACCAATGGCATTGCCATAGGTTGTAAGTAGCTTTGTCGAATGACGTATTTAATACCGTCAACCTCTTGTTCGATACGCTCACCATTAAGAATTGCTTCAACTTGATTCTTGTCTATTATGAGCTCTATTGTTTCCATCTCTCTTTTCCTCCTTGTGATTTTTAATGTTCTACAATATATACTTCTCTACCAAATTCGATACGTTCAATCACTTTACTGTCTATAAATGATTGACGATTCCACTTATCAGTAATTTGATACATCGAATAATCGATATCTGTATCGACTTTTCGTACATCTGAATAAGTAATGCTGCGACCACTTAAAAATGAAACGTGGACCTCATCGCCTTTTTTTATATTCATTCGTCATCCTCCTTTAGTAGTCCAGAATGCTCGTGAATGTTGCCAACCACTTCTAATAAATCGATACGTTCAAATAAATCTTCGACGTAGCCATCTTGCCATCTGATTACAAACTTTGCTTCATCAATTTCAACAACTCCATAATCTTCGTTTTGGTCATGCCATACAATGTCATCTTGGAATACTTCTGCTTTATTTTCGTCAATCATTCCTGTTGATTGCATAAGGATGATGTTCTCAAATAGTTCTTCTTCGATTACGTCCTTCTGATTTACCAAATCATGAAATATCCATTCTGCAGTTTCTTGGTAAAAATTAATTGCGTGTACTCGTTGCATTAATTCAGCACATTTAAGCCACATTCTATACTTCGGTATCATACTTTCTCCTCCTAAATTGTTTCAAAATCTTCACTAAACGAAATTTTAGGTATTCCACCTGAAATACCCCAGCCTTTAAAATAAACGTGTGATTTACTGCACCCTGTAATCAAATATAAATTACCTGTAGATTTGCATTTTATATATTTTCCTTTTATAAACATACAATCACTCCTACATATTCATATCTCCTGCATTAAGATAATCAAAGTAATAACCATTCTGCCTTTTCACAGGTATTTTATTCTCCTTGAACCACGTATATGGTATGCTCTTTCGTCCTATTGTTGTTTTCAGATCGTTATATTCATCAATATGAACAAGATAGAGTTCGTCATGATTTTTAAAATATATAAGCAGAAATGCGATTGCATTCAACCGCTTCAAACTGTTCAAATAATCTTCTTGATGCTGCTTTACATTTTTAAAAGGAAAGTTAGATTGTTGACATTCTTTTGTATCAAAAGCAATTGTCCTACCATTATGATAAGCACCCAGGAAATCAACTATAGATTTCTCTGTATATTTAGCACCTATCAAATTATCTCCCTTTCTTTTTACGCTTGTAGGTGTTGGTATTTTAGTAATGATTGCTATACCTCTATGTTCATACAGCTTGTTTGTTTGAGCTATTCTATCCTCCAACCAACGACCACGAAAACCCTGTCTGTTGTAATAACCTGACATCCATTACACCTCTAGTAATTAGGATATGATGATAAGAAGCGGATGACCGCTTCATTCATCAGTTTTTATTCAAGAGTTCCTTAATCTTCTCTAATACATCTTTCTTTTCTTCTGAATTATTATTTACTTTTATTTCTGTTATCATGCTTGTTTCTCCATGATCCGTAATGCATTTCAAATTGTTGTGCTGCATATCCTTTTAATTCTCCGTTGATTTCAGCTTTTTTCATTCTTACCGGTTTTCTTTCTTCAGCTTCTATTTCTGTCGGCTTAAATGCTCTTGCAACTAATACAGTTCCTTTTCTCATAACACATTCTCCTTTACATAAAATCGAATAAAGTCGCTTGTCTGCGATACCTAACTGTCTTATGTTCAATGTTAAAATTATCATTTAAGAAAAATCCTTCAACCGCTATTAATTTACCTTTTTCATCACGTGCCTTATATATGTTGAATGGTCCAGTAGTCCCGCCTTTTTCGTTCTTCCATAATTCAATAACTGCAATGTTATTTACTCCTAATTCTAGAGCCTTTTGATTAGTAGATACTTTGCTAATTACTTTATTCATTCTTTACACCTCAATATCCATTTACTTCAGTTATTCTATTCTTCATAACTTATCACCTATATATCTTTTAAATAAATTTCTTGATATTCTTTAACAGATTTATTAAGTGCCAGAAGAACTTCATTACTTTTATTCTTGATATCTTCAATCATCTCTGTTTTTTCACTACTAGTTAATCCGATACGTTCATATGTCGCTTTTACATACTTATATTTCTTACCAGGTAACCCATAATGCATATAAAATTCTGTAAATATTTCCATGTGCATCTTGCAAAGATCTAACTCACAATGAGTAGAATTATATTCTTTACCATTGACTATCAATTTAAGAGAAAAATCACCATCAGCAACTTCGCCACAAACATCACAAAAACATTGTTCTATCACCCTCTTAACCATCATTCACACCCATTTCAATAAAATCTAATCCTTCAGTTAGCAATTTAGATAAATCTTTATCACTATTTTCAATACTGAAACCACCACTATTGTTTTGAATAGTCAATGTATATAAATCGTCATATTTATACAAAGTCATATAATGATTATCGTATTTATTAAAATATCTATTTCTAATATCATCTTTTAACTTTTGAAAACCATATAACTCAGCAATGAATTCTTCATATAATTCGAACATTTCCATTCGTCCATCTCGTTTCCAGTTAAGTTTTCCTATCTTGTAAATCTTACTTATACTTATCAACATTTTAAAACGGTAAATCATCATCGCTAATATCAATAGGTCCGTCAGAATTAGCGAATGGATTTGTATTCGGCATTGTCCCCTGCGCTTTCTTATCACGTGCTGAATAATCGTTAGTTTGTTGTGCTTTCGGATATTCATTGTATTGATCTGCACTATTTCTTGAATTTTTAGGTTCTAGAAATTGAACTGACTCGCATACAACTTCAGTTACGAATACTCGTCTGCCTTCTTGATTGTCATAGCTGCGTGATTGTAATCTACCATCAACTCCAGCTAAGCTCCCTTTGTGCAGATAAGTATTAACATTGTCTGCTTGCTTACGAAAGACGATACAGTTTATAAAGTCTGCTTGTCGTTCTCCCTGCGCATTAGTGAATGTGCGATTAACTGCTAATGTGAACGAGGCTATAGCTACTCCAGACTGAGTAACTCGATATTCAGGATCCTTTGTTAAACGTCCTACAAGGACTACTCTATTTATCATTTTTTGTAATACTCCTTTAAATATTCTGATTCATAACCATGTCTCTCTATATCTAATACCGCTTCTAATTTGCTAGTAGGGATATTGATAAATCTGTAATCATAATTTTCAAGTATTAAATCAGGATTCAAACTGTTTACAGCATCTTGTCCCCACTTATCTCTAATTGCTTTATCAAGATTTTTCATATCTTCATACCAATTTTTAAAAGTTTCTTCATCAGCAGGTTTTGAATCGTTCTCCCAAACCATATACGCTCTTTCAATATCTTTAAGTTCTACATCTCCATATTCATCGTCGTAGCTTGGCCACTCGTGATAGTTGGAACACATGTAACGTTCTATTTTATTTTTACGTTCGAATACCATTACTTTGATTGTCATCCAGGTAATCTCCTTTTCGATTCATAGTGTTGTTATCTTTTGTAACTTTTTACTGTATAATTTTCTTAATCTAATTAAGAAAGGTGGTGAGAAAATGTTATTAACGGATAAGCTTAAATTTAAATATGTTTTAGAAGCAACTGAACCAAACTCTACTAAGGAAAGAGTTATTGAAACGCCGTGGCTTGAAGAAAACCAAGATTTGAAAAAACAAATTAAACATTCAGTAATTATTGATGAGCAACATTTAAAAATCACTGAACAAATCCATCCAAACGGTTTCCATATACTTACGATAGTAGAGCCTGGTAAAATCACTGATTTTACAAATTGGGAGTTGGATTATATAGAAAAAACAAACTCATATCTCCCTAGAGTGCAGTAATCATTTTTTTATTACTGAATGGCTCATCATTAAATCACCATTTTTATCATGCATTTGTTGATGAGCTCCATATTTGTTTACAATTGATGTGATACCAACTGATTTACTAATTTTAGATTCAAGTTCAGATACATCAGATTTAACTGACAAAATTGAATTTTTAATCTTAGCATCTTTTTTAGCTCTCTTAATCTCTTCCGCCAAGATGACGATTAAGAGGGCTATTTTTAATGTTTGTAATTTATTCATATCACATCTTCCTCTCTTCAATTCTGTTCACTGCTAATCCTATTTTTAGCGTTCTATATAAGCGTTTTTGTTTAATTTCATTTACAGCTTCTTCAACTGAATTAGCTTTAACGATCTGACAGGAACTTATTATTTTTGTATTTGTGTTTTTGCTATACAAGTCATAATAAACCTTGAAGTACCTACTCTCTTCTTTACTCTCTGAAATCATGAAGCGGTGCAACACTCCATCTACATCTCTTGCTTCGATTACCTTGCCATTCAATATGTCTAGTAACTCTTGCTTTGTAAATCTGATTTCTTTATGCATGTCGTTGGATACCACCTTCACTTTCAAACTCTCTTGCACTTTCTTCGAGTTCTTTTCTTAACTTCTCACGTTCTTTTTCTAGTTCATCCTCACTCAGTTCATTTGAGCTGTTGTGTGCTGGTACTTCAACAGATTGTTTATTAATCCATTCAGGTGTCATTTCTTTAGATTGGTTATTATTCTTGTAATTTCCACGTTGTCGAGCTTTTTCTAACGCTTTAAATTCTGCTTGCGCTCTTGTCTTAATATTTTCTGCTTTACAGCGTTTTAATATACTTTGGATGTAGGCATATCTTGTGATGTTATTTAACGCTGCTTGTTCCATGGCATACATTACTAAATCAATTCCAAACTCTTTTAGATCATCTGACATGAAAGTTACAGTTGTATTGTTGACAATCGGATTAATATTTTCTGTGTAGAATTTATAAACCGATGCAAATTCTTTATCATCCTGCTCCACCACCACTTGCTCTTCTTTATCGATATTCACATCTTTATCATTGGTGGTACTGTTATTTGTTATATTGTTATTCTTAAGACTGTTATTCTTAAGACTGTTATTCTTAGTCCCTACATTTTGTTCCGATACGTTTTGTGTCGATACGTTTTGTACCGGTACATTTTGTAAGGTTACGTTTTGACCCGATACGATATTGTTATCGTGTTGTTTTGTACCGATACTATTTTGACCCGATACTAATGCATGATTAATGTGATAGATATTGTTGCTGAATCCATTTGATGTTCTCTTTCTAGTTACGGTAAGATATCCTGCATCTTCTAATTGCTTTCTGTATTTCTTGAATCTTCTTTCACTTATATTTAACTCACCACATATTAATTCAACACCAGGAAAAGCTGTACTAGATGATCCTGCATATGATGACAAGTATGCATAGAGTGCTTTCGCCTCTATGTCGATACTTGTATCTTTCATTACACTTTTAAATACAAGGCCATATCCTTGTATATTTGATTCAATTCTTTGTTCTGACATTAAATTCACCCTCAATCTTTCTAAAGTAATTAAGCAATCCTTCTAGATCTGAAAACTGCTTATGTACTGTCATTTTTGTTTTACCTACTCCATCTACACCGTACTTAGCAACTTGCAGATACCAGCATGAGTCTTTTAAATATATAAATGCTTTGTAATTATCGAATGATTTAATCCATTCAAGATTATGTGAAGTTGATTCCTGGAATCCTTCTAGTTTTAATAAGTCTACATCTCCGAATCTAGTAGCCATGAACTTCACCTCTCAAATCTGCTTCAATCTGATAAGCTACTTCGCTTTGTAATTGCCACGTCTCGATAAAACGAATTGCATCCTGGTACTTGCCACGCGGAATACTTTGGTAATTAGGTACATTAAATGCTGTATATAAACTTCTGTATAATACTGAATATACTTTTCTGCTAATCTTGCTGATTGGTATACCGTTGAATTGATTTTTCATTACTTCAGTTGCTTTTCTCTTAACAGTTTGCTGAATATGCTTAGACTCTCCCGGAAACACTGGTATTGATGTTTCTATAGCTTCAACACGTTCTACGAGCTCACTGTTTCCTTGTGCGATTAATTGGATCTGCTCTTGTGTAGTTAAAGGTTTAACCTGGTATGAACCTGTTTTTCTTAAAGTTGGTAATACTTCTGATGTAACCCAGCGCTTGAAGCGTTTTGCTGATTCGAGTTTGCTACTGAAGATCAATGCGTATAAACCTGATTCGTTGATAAGTGTTACATGTCTTTTTTGACCTGCGTGGTCAATTTGGCTACGTAGCTTATCTTCGTTATCAACCTTTTTGTTAATAGCTCCTCTATAATCTTCGTATCCTAAAATCTGTGCTACATCGTTTCCTACAAAATATGGCTCACCATCAACTTCTAATGTTCTAACTGGTAATCGTTCAAAATTAAATACTTGTAAATCGTTCATTTCATTACCTCCATGTGATATAATTAAGGTGTTCAATTTCATAAACTCATATGTGTAAACCGCTTCTAAACTGCGAATTTAGATGCGGTTTTTTATTTGTCTTGTAATAGTTTGCCTGCATCAGTACCTCCGTAAATGATTAGCATGAAAGCCATTGTTAATGTGATTGCTAATGTTGCTGGATGAACTGCTAAATTAAAAAACACACAAAACGTTAAGCTAATTGCTAGCGCTACTAATGTAAGTAGCGCTTGTAATATGATTGCTGCTAAAAACTTCATAACCTCACTCCTCATTTTCTACTGTGCCCGCATTGTTTATTCACTAAGTTCGTACATAATTTCTCTTAATACACTTTTTGCTTTTTCTGTTTCCCACCAAGATTTTCTTTTTCTTTTAACCTCTATAACTCTTAAGCGTGGATCCTTTTTGAAATGCAAATCAAAGAATTCAGGAGATATGCATAGCTTGTTACATATCTCTTTTTTGTCCAGAAATAAATCTCCTCTAGCCATGCAATACACTTCCTTTTTTTTAGGTTATAATTTACTCATCTCATATAGAGAGGAGGAATAAAATGTTCGAAGGTCTTCGTTATAACCCTAGTGAATTTGCAGCTGCATATATCCAAACGCTTCCACATGCTATGAAAGCTGAAGAATTTGAAAACGATGAAGCGTTTGAAAAATATTTAGATGATAGACGCAGCATGTATTTTCACGAATACTTAAAAACTTTAAAGTATGCTTATAGCTTCAAAAAATCTAATGATGGCAAAGTCGAAGAATAGTCTGATTGCATTTTTTCTAAAACTCTAGCTATCTTGCTAACCTTCCATGTCACAACTGCAATTGTGATGAGGAAGGTTACTTTATAGAGCTTATCCATTAACTACACTCCTTTATAATCTTCTAAAACTTTGTTGCTTTGACGCAACTTTATAGTCAAAAAAATATTTATTAATATTCACATTATATTTTTTATGAATTTTAATAAAATCTTTTCCCGTAAAATCACTACCATATCTGTTAGTACCATTAAGAATAGTATTAACTTTCTCTCTACTGTAACCAAGTAATTCAGCTAATTCAGATTGTTGGATATTATTTTCCTTCATATATTGCTTGAACTTTGGATAACCAATAGTTGTTAAAATCTCACTCAAACTATCACCTCCTAATTGTTGCGTTCTAGCAACTATAAACATCATATCATACATTTGTTGCGTTAACAATACTTTTACTATATGAATCAACAAATTATGTTGCGTAAGCATAACATTAAATGTATACTTAGTTTTAGATATTAAACGGAGGTTTTTAATGTGAATTTCTCAGATAACTTAAAAAAATTTAGATCTGAAAAACGTCTGACCATGGAAGAATTAGCATCAAAATTAAGTGATCAATATGGGTTAAAAATAAATAAAAGCACTATATCAAGATGGGAGAAAGGCTCTGAACCTGGAGCTAAAACATTATTTTATCTATCTGATTTTTTTAAAACTACTCCTGCTTATTTATTAGGTTTACCGGAAGAATCATATACAGTAAATGACACAATTAATCTTCCAATAACAAATGAAGTTTTTTGTGGAAATGGTGTTATTACTTACCAAGAAATCCTAGGTTATGAACCTACTCCGAAAGAGTGGTTAAATGGTGGGGAATATTTTTATTTAAAAGCAAGAGGAAACAGTATGATTGGCGCTCGAATACATGACGGCGATTTAGTATTAATCAGAAAGCAACCTTTTTTTGAAGATGGAGAGATTTGCTGTGTTTTTTTAAATGGTGAAACACTTCTTAAAAGAGTATTTAAACAAGATAAGCAAATAATATTACAATCTGAAAATAATGAATTTCCACCAAAAATAGTAAATTCAGAAGATGATTTTCGTATAATAGGAAAACTTAAAAGAGTTGTTATCAAGTTTTAATAAAATATAAAAAAATAGGATAAAAACATATAAGGATGATTAATACTATGAAGCATATAAAGGAATGGGAACTTAAAAATTTCAACTCGCCTAACATTGCATTGTACTCAGACGATAAAACAATAATTATATGCAGACATTCTAGTGACAATACATTTATCACTCTTGGATTAATTGAATATGAATATACATCTGATGGTTATTTAATCACGAAGTCTAGTGATGACTATGCCTGGAAACTTGATGCAGATCATGAAAAAGAAGAACTAACGCTAGATTTTAAGAACCCTGAATTAAATAAGCTATGGAAATAATAAAAAATTTTAAGGAGAAGCAAATATGAATTATAAATTATTAACAGGTACTTTAATAACTGCTAGTGTATTACTGGCCGCATGTGGTAATGCCGAAGAAAAGAAAGAGAACAAAGTTGAAGAAACTAAGAAAGCAAAAGAAAAAGTTACTACTGAAAAACCAACAACTGAAAAGCCGACAACAGAAACACCTACTACAGAAGCTCCAACTACTGAAGCGCCGATAACAGAAACACCTACTACAGAAATAGCGACAACTGAAGCACCAGTTACTGTTAACGTAAACAATGTTACTTCTAGACAACAGCTTGAAACTATTATATATAGTAACTCAATATCTGAAAGTGACAAAGTTGTAGCATATAAGAGTGCTGTTAGCAATGGGATAATACCTCAAGGGAATGTCATGGAAGGCTATGCAGTAGAAGCATATGAAAGTTCATTAAGAGTTGAATCTGGTGCTGAAAAGTCTGTATATCAGTCTAACCCAGATCCAGATAATCCAAATACTAAAAAATATGATTATTTATATCAAGAAACTGAAAATAGTTCAAATAACGAAGATCCAGAAGCAGGTTTAACATCTGGCGAAAGACAAACAAAGTATTTAATTGAAAATGGTATGTATGACGGCCCTAATTCTGATGAAATTTATCAAAAAATATTAGATAAGATGAAGTAATCAGTAAATAAAAAAGCATATAGCAATCGCTATATGCAAAGGAGGAAGTTATGACAGAAAATAAGCCGAAAACCAAATATTCTAATGGAGAAACTAGATCATTAGGTACAGATAAACCTACTAGACCAAAACCACCAGGCTCTAATCGAACATAATAATTTTTAGTTGTTTATCAAAATTAATCAATGTTTGTGAATTTACGTTTTGATTATTTTGAATATACTCCATCAAATTATCATAGTTATTTAACGTTGTTTCACTATCAAATGGTACGATTGCTATTTCAAAATCATCTTTATAGCTTTCATTAACATTATAATAACTGCCAGATTCAATAAAATTATTTTGCAAGTCAAAAATAAATATGGATTTCGACTGATTAACATTGAAAAATCTCTCTCTTGTAGTTTCACTATAGTTATTTGCATACCCCATATTATTCCTTTGTTCATTTAAAATTTTATTGAATTTATCAAACCATTTTATAGGTATAGACATTGGCAGAATTACAGATATGAACAGCGTTATAACTATGCTTAATAAAATTTTAGTGTTTGACTCAGCGTGATTTAAGTAATCAACTATTAATGAAACCGTTAAAAATACTATGTAATTAAGCATGGATAAAAATATTAAAGTTATATACTTGTCTTTTTGATCATTGCTGCGTACATAGATTTTACCTGTCTTCGCTAATATATTATAGGTTAAAAAACCTAAGCCGCCGGCAGAAATAAATAAGCTAAATAAATCTATATCGTTAACAGTAAGATTCATTTTTTTACCTCCTTGGCTTTATGCCTTTTTGTTTTAAATTATATCAGAACATACGTTCCTTTGAAAGGTGGTGATGTTAGTAGGATTTTGCAGTGATTTTATTGCTAGATATTCTACTGTGCCCGCAAACACAGGAGGAATAACAATGAGTAAATATCAATATATCAAATCTAAACGTTATGAAAATGTCTATTCATATAAGACAAAAAAAGGTTTGTTTTATATGTATAAGATTAGATACTATGATGAATTAGGAAAGAGAAAAGAAAAAAGTGAATCAGGATTTAAAGATGAAAAAGCAGCTTATCGAAAGTCATTGGAGATGTTAATAAACATTGATGATAATGAACTATCAAAGATTAATCCTACAAATTTAACTGTTGGACAATGGTATGATAAATGGATTGAAATTAATACTCAATGGAGCGACAATACAAAGACTAGTAGAGTTTCAGCTGGAAGAGATTACATTAAACCATTAATTGGACATATCAAACTTAAAGACTTGGATTTAATGAAGTATGAAATACTTTTTATTAAGCAGCTTGAGAAGACTTATATATCTAAAGACCGCTTCATGCAACCGTCTACTATTGGTCTATATCATACTTATATGAATGTATGTGTAAATGCAGCAGTTAAACGAGCATTGATACCGTCTAATAAGATAGTAGATGCTAATCTACCAGTCATCGAGGATAAACGAGTCAAATATGTTACCCTCAATGATCTGAATAGAATTATAGAAGATGTTCACACGAATGAACCTATATCAAATTATATCATAATTTTATTCCTATCTTTTACAGGTTGTCGAGTTGGCGAACTACTCGCTTTAACCTGGAATGATATTGACTTTGAAAACAGAATGATAACAATTAAAGCATCAAGAAAGCACAGTAAGATTTCATCCACTAAAAACAAGAAGATGAGAAGAATACCTATATCAGAGCAAGTTATTTCAGACTTGAAGAAGTATAGATCATGGTGTATACAGAGATTATTTAATAATGGTAAAGCACTTAATAATAATGATTATGTATTCATCAGTGATCAGAAAGGTACTCGTATAGGGCATACAACCATCACATATCTTCTTAAGCGAGTTAAAAAAAGAACTGGTATAAGTATAACTCCCCATGGGTTCAGACATACACATGCTACTATTCTTGCTGGAGAAAATATGTCATTCATGACTATCGCGAAAAGGTTAGGAAATACTCCTGAAGTGGTTATAAGCAACTATGCACATGTTACTGAAGAAATGGAAACGCAACTTGTGGATGTTTTTGATGAAAAACTCAAAGTGGTGGAACTTTTGGTGGAACTTTCGGATTGA